GAGCACGAACGATGCGCTGTTTGATGTGTGTGCGTTTACTTTTCCAATCCTGCGCGGGCGGCTAATGATGTTCTCAAACTCTGCCGCGTATTGGTCGATTGTTTGTCCGGTCATTTCCTCAGCAAGTCGAAAACGGACAACGCAACGCTGCGGGCCTCGTATTAGTCCGCGTCTGTCTGGGTCTGAAAAAGGCGATATGCTGCCCGTGAAAATTGCCAGATATGGCACGTTCACAACTTCAGTTTGAACCGAGGTAACAATGTCCACGCCATCCAACAACGGAGCGCGAACGCCTTCCAGGTAATCGCGGAATGCAATCTCTAGTTTTGTTCCGAGCGTTTGGTAAGCCATTATACGTTCCGTGAATCAAGGTTAATTTGATGCGTGTCGCCGTCGGTCTGCGTTTGACCAATGACACGGAAAACCTTTCCGTCGCTTACTCGCGTAATTAGTGCTCCGTGTGCCGGTGCGGTCGCAAGGTCGGTGATTGCAACTTCAATCGTTGCTGTGAATGATTCAACCTTTCCATAGACTTCGACTTGTTGCGTGTAGCCTAGGCTGTTAAAGTCGCACGGCACGTTTCCAGCAACGCCGGGAAAAGTGAAATTAACCGTTCCAAATACTTCGTTGCTTGTCTCCCATGCTGCGGACATGAATGTGTCGAATCGCGCCATTTCTTTCTTGGTTTAGTCAAAACAAAGGCCGCACTCAGTTTCCCAAGTGCGGCCATGATGATTCCCCTTTTGTTTTATTCCTTTTCTGACTTAGGCTTTTCAGCCTCAGTCGAGCCGGTTGCGGCACATACCGGGGTCAGAGAAAAGCAAGCAATGCGTTTTCCGGCTTTTACCTTTCCGCGTGCGTCCATCACGGCTTTGCGGTGGACAACGCCGGGCTGGTCTGGTCCTATAACCAGTTTCGAGCCTTTTCCGTCAATTTCAAGCGTGATGAATTTCATGGATTAAGTTAGGCTGACTTGATGATTTTCAGTCGGCTGGAATCTCCGCTTGCTGCGCCGAACATGACGTTGAACGATGCCCACGGCGCGCGTGTTGCGCGGCTAATCCAGCGCGAGAAGCGGACGGAAAGCCCGAGCGAATCAATCGTTACAATGTCGTTGCTCTGCATGTCGTTCGCAACTCCGTCGTCCATTGTCGGCAGTCCGCTTGCGACAGCGATTGCCTGCGGGTCGCAAAGGAACCCGGTGACGTTCGCTTGCGCGCCAGTCCAGCGGTTGTTTTCGAGGATGCGGTCGAATCCATATGCGCCGCTCTCGCCAAGTGCAAACGAGTTGCGGTCTGTCGGGAGAATGCGTGCGACATAGCTGCCGTCGAGGACGAGGTGCTTCATGTCCAAATCCTTCCCGGCGGCGTAGAGCGTTACGAGGTCGTCAGTGCCGAAATCGGCTGCCGCTACAGTGAGCGCGGCTGCGCCCGTGACTGGTGCCAAGGCTGTATCCGCGATTTTGTAAGCAAGCTGCCGGAGGTTGATGTCGATGAGCTTCTGAAGCCGGAAGCCCTGCTGAAGTTGTGCGCTCGTCAGGTGAAACGAGACGGACAATTCGGAAGGCGTAACTGCGATATTCGACAACGTAGTGTCGCCGGATTCATAGTTGCTTGGGTCGGTTTGTGCGGTCGCTCCGGCGGTTGCTTTGGCGACTTGGACAACGGACTTCGGCGCGATTGTGTCGGCGGTGAAATCGGTTGAGTATGCGGACAAGAATGCAAGTTTGCTTCCGAGGACTGTGAGAACCCGGTCGCGTACTACATCCACTACGAGGTCGGCTGAGAGTGTGTTAGCCATGATGTTTTATTGTGTGTGTTGTTGTTGTTGGTTCTGCGTCCCTGTTTAGGAGAGCAAAGTCTTCTTGTTCTTTTGGAAAAATGCAAAACGCTCTTCTCCGGTGAGCGTAGCGTAATGCTCTTTAATCTGTGCCGAGGTTGTAAATTCCTTCTGGCCGTTTGATGCGGTGCCGCCTGCCGGCGCCTTAGCTCCGTAGCGTGCGCCTTGTTCACGCGCCTTTGCCGCTTCAATCTTAGCTTCGTCGCGCTCTTTTGTCAGTGCGTCGTTTTCAGCGGTGAGCGTTTCGAGCTTTGCGGAAAGCTCCGTGTTTTCGGCGTTCGCGGTTTCGAGATTTGCAAGCGTGTCTTTTGCTGCATTCTGCGCTGTTTCGAGTTCGGTTTTCTGCGCGGCAATAATAGCTTTCGCCGCCTCAAGTTCAGCGGTCACAGTCGAAAGCGATGCGTTTGCGGTTTCGAGTTCCTGCGTGATTTCTTCAATGCTCATTTGTTTTTGCGCGTTGTCAAATAGTCCGCCAGTTGAGTTGCTAGCTTGCGAGCCGTTGCCATGTTTCCGGTGAAATCCACAAGTCCGTTTTGCAACGCTTGTTCTCCCGTGAATACTTGGCCGCGCATCGAATCCATTCCGACTTTCTTCCGGTTCGTTTTTACGAATCCGGTAAATGCAGCGTTGATACTTTCGATGTGCGACTGAAACCAATTTGTTTCCGCTGCGGTAGGTGCTCGCATAGGCGTTCCGGCTGCTTTCAAATCACTAGCTGCGGGCGTGAAAATGTGTGGCGTGATTCCCATTGCCGCGAGTGCGTTTCCAAAGTCTAGAAACTCAATGCGCGTGCCGATGCTGCCAACCATTCCGCTTGCCTGAGCTACAATTGCCGATGCACCTGCCGCCAGGTAATACGCTGCCGATGCGCCGATTTCTCCGATGTATGCGATAACGGGTTTAGTCTGCCGTCCATCACGGACAGCCTGCGCTGCTTCCGGTGCTCCGATTGCGCTGCCGCCGGGCGAGTTGATTTCGAGCACGACGGCGGAAACATTCGGGTCGGACATTGCGCGGCCAATCTCTTCCGTCACCTGCCCGTAATCAGTCATGCCAAGCATCCGGTCGATTCCGGTTGTGTTTTGAGCGAGCACGTCGTTGACGTGGATGGTTGCGATTCCGTCGGACACGGCGTAATCTTTGCGCTGGTTCACGAAGTCGCCGATGGTGAGATTTTTCGGCATCGCTTCCGCCTTCGCACGAAGGTTTGCAAAGCGTTGCACGAATGCCGGAATTGCCGTTGGCAGCATGGCCAGCGGTTGCGTCAAGATTGTCTCAGGAATTGGAATCATTTTGTGCGTTATTGTTGTCTGATTCTGTCGAATCTTCGGTTGCGTCTTCCGGTGAATCTTCCGCTTCAATCGGCTCCGCGGGCATCGCTCCTTTTTGCTGCGTTGCGCTCATCGCGCTTCCCGGCGGGAGAGGCCGCCAGCGGTTCGCAAGCTGCTTCGCCTCTTCCGGCGTGTAACCTTGCAAAACAGCTTCATCTTCAAACTCGCGAAACTCGCGAATCCATTGCCGGATATGCGTCAAGTAATCTTCGCCTTGCTCGTCGTAGATTAGGCGCATTGTCGCCAGCCCGTGATTGAGTTCTTCAATGCGTGCTTTTGAGTCGCGCCCGTTATCAAGCGTGACTCGACGTGGGCGGCGGTATGCTATGCAGTCTCTCCAATTCTGGGGCGGTTCCGCGAGCAAGCCCGAGGCAACTCGCCATTCGATAAACCGAATGATGAACCGTTCAAACCATCCGTAGATTACTTTGTCCGCGAGAAGCGAGAAAGCCGCGTCAGCCTGTGCGAAGATTCCGCGAGCGTTTGCGCCGCCGAGCTTGTCGCGACTCCAGAAAAACTCAACTGGGATTCCGGTGCCTGCCGCCGCGTCACGAAGCAAAAGGTCCGTCACGTATTCGTTGACAAGTGGCGACGGAGTATTCCCCGTAATAAGCTCAACCTTCCCGTCGTCTCCCATGCGGGCAATCGCCGCTCCTGCGCCTTGGTAAAGGTTTTCCACGGCTTGCGTGTCCACTTGGTCAACTCCCTCAACTGGTGCCGCAAGTGCCGCCATTGCTCCGCGTCCCTTTGCTGCCTTTGTTCCCTTGATAATAAGCGAAACAAGCCGCTGCGTTTTAGCGGTCTTGGTTTCGAGACGCTTTAGCTCGTGAATGTCAACTAGATTGTTTACTCCAGGCGCAAGTGGTGAAATCCCACGGCTTTGATTTGTGCCCTGCGCGTGGAAGATGTGAGAAACATCCCGTGCGTCGTAGGCTTGAAACTCTGTGCTTGCCAGCCTGACGTGGTAATACCGCGCCCGTCCAAAGTCGCCAAGTTCGATTCCGTCGTGGATGCCTTCCGTTGCTTTTCCGTTTTGCTGCGGCGGCGTGGCAATGTCGTTTGGTTCTATCGCGTAAAATGCCGGGCAATCGTCAACTCCAGAACGCGGAGAAGGAAAGTCGGGATTTTCAGAATGAAGGACGAAAGCCTCTCCAATGATTGCAAGCTGCTCCGCAATGTGCGCCTGCATTTCGTAAGCGTTGCGGCGTCCGGTAACGTCGCATTGCGTCGGTGTCATGCAGTAATTCTCAAGCGCAAGGTTCGCCGCCTTGTTCCAATCGGCATTTTCCGTGTTAAAGCTCGCAAAGATTCCACGCCCTACGGTGTGGCGAGCGATTCCACGGCCCCACTCCTGCACAATTCCAAAGTTTTGACGGCACCACTCTACTTTCTCAACAATCCGCTTGCGAGTGTATGCGCTGAGGTAAAGCCGCGAGTCCTGCGGAATGAGAAATTGAACGTTTGCGCGGTCAATAGACGAATCAACTGTTTCACGGTAGCTCGTCGAGCCTGCCCCTAGTTTTTTCGGCTGTTTTTTAGGCTTCATGGTAAAACATTTGTGAAGCTCGCAACTGTGAACATCGGATTGCCGTCGGCTGCGTCCATCGTGCGTAACGCATCACGGCAACATTTGGCGACAGTCGCAGCGTCCATGCCGATTTGCATGGTGTAGCTTTTCCCGTTTCGGCTCCCGCTTGTCATCGAATCAATCACTCCACCGCCCGCAACAATCTTCGCCTTTGCCGCCGTCAATAAGTCGGTGACAAATGACTCGTTCCCATCGTCAATCTCGTCGATGAGAAACTGTGTGAAATCAGCGTTTGAAAGCGGCATCTTTTTGACGCCGCCTTGTCAAAACTAATCCGATTCAATTACCCTGACGCGATTGCGATAAAGGTTATCGGCAACGTAAGTCGCCAGCTTCGTAACGTATTCTTCCGTAAGTGAACCGTCAAAGCTGTGGACTAGCTCATGAATCAGCGTGTCGAGCCTCGCTTTGCCTTTTAGCCGCTCGTCAATCTCAATCAAGCCGTCAGAATGGCAAAGCCCGTCTGCCCGTTCGCGGCCTAGTTTTCGTTCGATGATTTTAGGAGGTTTTTTCATTTCCGCTGAATTGACGCCAGTATTCCAAAACCCTGTCTCCAATTTTGTTCTCAACAGGATTATCCATCTGATTCAAGACGCAATGCCAATATCCTGTTGCCAAGTCGGAAAGAATATCCTCGGCATAGCTCAATCTGCGTTCTACATATTCACGGGATTCTTTTTCAAGATCATCGTGAAATCCGCGAATCCATAGCTTCACGCATGCCTCGCATACCGTAGAACCGTTTGGCAACTGCCATCCGTCTTTCGGCCCTACTTCTCCGACTACTCCGCCGCAATTATCACATGGTGGATTTTGATTCATTAGAAAATTGCGTTCGACGATTTGCGGTTTTCGTGGCATATAATACGAACAGAAATCGCCTAATCCTTGTTAGATGCCGACGCGGTTCTGTATTCGTCGGTTGCAGCCACCACTTCGTCAAACAGTCTATTTTCCTCGTCCGCTGTTTGTGCTTTCGAGTGCGCTTTGATTGCTGCTTCGTAGCGCCGCTTACAGGCATCTAACCATGCGCTGCACCTAACCCGCTCCTGCTGTTCTGCGTTCGATGTGTCTGTGTTCATAGATTGTCTTTCTTGCGCTCCACCGTCTCCGCCGGAGCGGGTAGGTGAGCTTGATTGTTCTGCGCAGCCTCCGCTTCTTCGCCCCACGCCATCGGTTTCTTGAGGAGGTATTCTACGATCTGGCAACCCACCGCCGCCACTTGCACGGCTTCCTTGAGCACGTTGTCAGCTTCGGGGCCGCCGAATTTGTGATGCAGACACGCCTCGGCGAGTTCCCCGGTTTCTTCGTGGAGGATCGCGAGCCACGTCATCATGTCGTGGTTTTGCTCTCCCCATTTTGCGTGCTGTTTCTGGCGCTCGGTCAAGAGAGCCACCACCGCCCCCGCCACCTGCGCAGAACAGGGCATGGAGCGAACTATCTCCGCGATTTTGTCTGTTGTGTTCATAAAGTCTCTCGGCGCGGAGCTAGTCGCTCATCGCCCGCGTTCTGCGTTTTCAAAACACCTTCCCTCCAATAACCTTCAGATTGCTGACCTCAAAATCCCCGTTGCGGTCGGTTTCGACAACGGCAAATCCGTGGTTCCATTTGTTAACGACTGCGTAATCCGGCTGAAGTCCGCAAAGGCATCCTGTCGTCCAACACGAAACGACTTCTTTCCTGATTCCTCTCGCTTCGGTATGCTGTGAAGTCTGATGAAAGTGCCCGCACATGGACGTTTCTGCAGTTCTCATGAACATTCCTCGCGCCGGATTCACGGGATTGCTGATTCCTTTCGGAAGTTCGTGCCCGTGAATGATGTTGAGCTTGCCCAGTTGTGCGAATTGCAACAGTTCGACTTCTTCGATGCCCTTGCCATTAAAATCCAGTAGTCGGCTTAGTTTGAAATCCTCAACGCCAAGTAACTCCGGTGCTTTCCGCCGCAAGTAATCCTCAGACCGCGCCTCATGGTTCCCGTGCTTGAAGACAATGACGGCTTTCGGAAATCGCTCGCGGAGATATGCAAGCCCTTGTTTGACTGACTTGATTTCTCCCGCCAAGTCTCGTTTTCTAGGGTCCGGTTCCCATCGTGAAAGCGCGTAGTTTTCCACCGTGTCGCCGTTCAAATACACGATTGTAGGGTTGATTTTCCTCCCGTAAGCAATCGCCGCCGCAAGTGCTTTCTCGTCGTGATGTGGGAAATGAATGTCAGATAGAACAAGGATTCTATGTTTTCCATCAATCCGGAACGTCTCGCGAACCCCGTTCACGCTTTTCGGCATGGATTCGATGAACCGTAATGGCTTTTTGTCTGTCGCACATTTGCGTTCCTCATTCCCTTTTGAACCGCGCACTAATCGAATGCAACAATAAGCTGCGTTTAGTGATGGGAAAAGCTGAGGGTGCTTTTTAATAATTGCCTTTGCAACGGTCAAATTCCCGTGATTTGGGAACTTTTGGGAAAACTCTGTTGCAACTGACTTTTTGGTGAAGGTTTTCATTGTGCTCCGCTTGCAATAAACGCCTTGGCTTTCATCCGTAGCAGTTCGATTTTTTCCGTGCGCGTCAGAAAGTCCACAACGTTCTCGCGGCCCCATGTGTTGACTTCGCGGCTTGTGTCAAACGAGAACTTCAAGCTAAACGGCATCGGCGGCAACTCGCTTTTCGGCTGCGGTTCCGGTTCCGGCAATAGCTCCGCGTGCCGGAATGCGTTTGTGAGTGCCAGCGGAGTAGGGTCAACGGCTGTTATAACTTTGTCGCGATTGTTCCATTGATGCCGGAACTTGTTCGCCTGCACAAACGAGAACGGAAGTCCGATTTTATCATAGACCTCTTCCCATTTCGCTCCCTTGTGCCGCTGGTAAAGCTCCTCCAATAGCTGCCCGAGTCCGGCTGTCGATTGAATCGCGCTTCCGATTGCGGCCATTGCTTGCGGCATAATCTCGCGTTCCAGAGGCTCATACCGGCCAAGAATCGCCGCAATAATATCCGTTTCCGGCATCTTTTTCAGTGCCGCGTCGTCGTAGAATGACAGGCTGAGTTGTTTTTCGCTCATTTTAGTTGTATGTCGGTCGCCACTTCGTTTTCTCGCGAATCTTCTGCGTCCCCTGCCTCCGTTGCGCTGCTTCCTCGCAGTATTCCTCTGACTTGTCAGCCGGGTTCGCGATGCCTGGGTGCATCGCCTTAATTTGTCTGTAAGTGTGACTGATGCTTGCCCGATGAAGTCCAAAGTCACTCCCGATTTCCGCCAAGCTGCGGCCCTCGATTCCAAAAAGGCGAAGATAAAGAACGGCGCGAATAGCGAAACGTTTGTCCGTGTCTTTCGTGAATGCTCGCAAAAGTTCCATTGCCATCCGGCTCCCGTCTCGTCCGGTGTTCGGGTCGATTCCTTCAATCCCCTTTTCCACCAAATACCGCGTGAGCTTGCGCCATTGCTCGCGATTTACCGGCAACTGTCCAGCGTATTCCGCGAACGGTTCGTGCAACAAATCCGCCGTGGAATCAATGCCCATTGCCGGCGTGTAGCTCGCTCGCGGATCGTCGCTGGAATCGTGGTTTCTCATGTCTGCTCTGTTTCTGTTTTCGGATTATTACGCCTTTCTTTAATTAGTGTCAAGCGGCTCTCCATAATGTCCGCTAAAACAACCTGCATCTTTTCGCAGTCGCCTAAGTGGTTGTTTTTTCTACGACTCACCCACTCGTCCCCGTCTTTGTATTCGTCGGTCAACTGCGCTTTGTAATCGTCATCGATGTTAATCGGCAACCACCAATAAACCGCGTTGTCTCCGGCTTGCCCGTGCTTGATTGCATCGTAATACAGCCGCTCTGCGTAGTGGCTACTCCAGCAAAGCAGGAGCGTTAATTGGTCGTCATAAACGCTACGCGGGCGGATGCGGTTCCATTGCGTCTGAATTGGTCCGCTTCCCTTGTATGGGTCGAAAATGCGTGTGCGCTTGTGGCAAAACTCGAAAACTACGTCTTGGTCATTGCCTGCGTCGATGATTCCAGCGATGCACCGGAACTGATGCACCTTGCCTTTGTCGTCGGTGTAATCGAACGTGCGGTATTTCCCAGTTCCGTCCGGCTTTTCGCCGGCGAGAACAGTTAACTCGTCCATCGTCATCGCCGTTCCCCAGTCCACAAGTGCGCTCCATGTCGGCTGGTCTGGTGATTCCCATATTACACCCCATGCCCTTATCGTGTAATACAGCATGTCCTTTTGCTTATCCGCTGTAATCGTCAGCATCTCCGGCAATCGCGGAAGTTGTCCCTTGATATATCGAATCGGAGTGCGTGCAAGAACGCGGTCGAGGTCGTTTTCGTTAATCGCTGCGCCTGCTCGGATGAACGGAAGTCCGAGCGACATATTCGTGAACGTAATCAGCTTTCCAATGTCACTCTTCGCTTCTAAAAAAGCCTTCGCAATGTGGTTCCACCCGCCGCCAAGCTCGGGCGGTGCGTAGCCTCGCCATACGTGTGCGCTGATGCGGTCCTTTGACGCTTTTGGATTGTGCGCCATCCAGCGGTAACGGTTCAACATCCATCGCAATGATTGCTGTTCGATTTGCTTTCCGCAATGCCCGCATTGATACGTCGTCTCGTTCTCAACTTTATCCTCGTTGTATCCGATTTTGACGCGAATCATCTTCGTAGCGTCATACGGTGCCGGTGCCTCTGCCCA